CTTGCTACTATCACGTCCGAAGATCCCGACTTCTGATGTAATGGCCAAGCGATTCCACAAGTACGGCAAACGCCAACCTGACGGGTTTCGCTCTGGCTTTGAAGGCAAGGTCGCTGATGACCTCACGAACAACGGGGTGTACTGGGAGTACGAGCAACGCAAGTACAACCTCGTGATTCCACGGAGCTACACCCCGGACTTTGTTCTGGGAAACGGAACTGTTCTTGAGGTCAAAGGTTATTTCGATCAGGAAGACCGACGCCTGATCAAGCTGTTCAAGGAGCAGCACTCTGATGTGGACATCCGGATGGTCCTCCAGAAGCCGCATCAGAAACTCACCAAATCAGGGCGTATGACCTACGCCACTTGGTGTGACCGTTACAACGTGCCCTGGTGTCAGGGTCCTGAGATCCCAAAAGACTGGACTGTGCTGTAGTCTGTCTTCGTGTTGTTTGGTTTTTGCAACACGGGTCGAAGGAACACTGACCTCCAGGGCTTGAAACCACCTGGGGGTCTTTTTATGTCTCGCGTTGTTGGCAGGCTGAGCTGCCCACGCTGTGGATCACGGGACAACGTTGCTCAGTACGACGACGGGGGTCAGCACTGCTTTACCCCTGGTTGCGGCTACCACCTCTCCACTTCCTTCACCATGCCCACCAATGAAGTACAAGCCAGTCAAGAGATCGATCCGATCCTTGGTTCCTACAAAGCAATTCCAAGCCGCAAGATCCCTGAGGAGACTTGCAGGTCCTTCGGCTATTTCCAAGGTGTCTACGGCGACAGCAAGGCGTACTACTGGCCGATCTACGACAAGGAGCGTCGGCTCACGGGGTACAAGATTCGTAAGCCGAAGAAACAGTTTGTTCAACACGGCTCCAACCCTGACAATACTTTCTTGGGTCAGGAGAAGTGGAGCGGGGGTGGAAAACTGCTCGTTGTGTTTGAGGGTGAATACGACTGCTTGGCCTATGCAGCAGTCAGAAAGACCTGGCCCTGCGTGTCACTACCGAATGGTGCTGACTCTGCGGACAAGTGCATCCGATCTAATCTTGATTGGCTTCTGAAGTTCGAGGAGGTCATCCTGTGTTTCGATGCAGATGACCACGGTCAGAAAGCCGCTCAGAAGGCCGTACAACTGCTTCCTCCCCGTCGAGGGAAGATCGGCACCATTCAGGGCTATAAAGACGCCAACGAGGCGCTTGTAGCGGGCGATAGCAAAGCCATCATGACGATGGTGTGGACAGCCACGGAGTATGAGCCTGATGGGATTATCAGTGGCTCCAAGTTGTTGGAGATGGTGCTCGAGGATCCGAAGGTTGAGAGTGCTGAGTATCCATACAGTTTCCTAAACGAAAAGCTTCATGGTCTTAGGAAAGGTGAGCTCGTTACTATCACGGCTGGCACGGGCATTGGAAAGAGCACTTTCGTCGCTGAGACGGCGTATGACCTCCTCGTCCGGCAGAAAGAGACGGTGGGTTACGTCGCTCTTGAAGAAAACGTTCGACGAACTGCTCGCCGTTTTGTTGGTATGGAGCTTAATTACCCTGTCCACATTGATCGCAGCATCTACACCGATGAGCAAATCTCAACCGCTTTTGAAGCAACTCTTGGAACGGGCAGGCTTTTCCTTTACGACCATTTTGGCTCTCTTGACCCTACCGTTCTGCTTAACCGTATACGTCATTTGGTTACTGGTTGCGGGTGCGACTGGATCGTGTTTGATCACCTATCGATTCTTGTCTCAGGTCTTGACCAAGGTGACGAGCGACGGGCCATCGACCAAACGATGACGAAACTCCGTAGTTTTGTTGAAGAAACAGGATGTGGGATGCTTTTGGTGTCACACTTACGCCGCCCTGTTGGCGACAAAGGTCATGAAAACGGTGCTCAAACGAGTCTTTCTCAGCTTCGCGGTAGTCACAGCATCAGCCAGCTTAGTGACATCTGTATTGGTCTTGAACGAGATCAACAAGCTGAAGACAGCAGTGCAACCACTGTTCGAGTTCTCAAAAACCGATTTACCGGGTGGTGTGGAGTTGCCGGGACTGTGAACTACAACGAAAAGACCGGCAGAATGTTGGAGCAAAAAGGAAGCAGCTCTACGAATAAGTCTGCCAAGTTCGATGATTCTTTTGAAACCGACTTTTGACGTTCACCTCAAAGAAATGAATCCCCTCAAGGTCACGGCTTTGGCTGTGACTGAGAAGGGGAAGAGGTACCTCCAGTCCTTCTTCAAGTCCAATGACCCCTGCAATCAGCTCGAGTACAGCCGACTCGAAGACCTCCTCGACTTCTGCTACAGCAGGTGCCTCCAAGTCCACATCGATCCTGACGTTCGACGTGGAGACCAATGCCCTGAACCCCAGGGAAGTGACTACGATTCACTGCTGTGCAATCCACTCAAAGACCCAGACGCAGCTGCATAAGAATCCCAAGGAATGGCTGAGCCTCCTTGAGAACGCTGATGTGCTGGTGGGTCACAACATCATCCAGTACGACATCCCTGCTATTCAGCAGGTGTACCCGGACTTCAAGCCCAAGGGAAAGATCATCGACACGTTGATCCTGTGTCGGATGCTGTACCCGAACATCCTCGATACTGACTTCAAGAAGAAGTGGGAGGGGATGCCTATTCAGCTGTACGGCAGGCACAGTCTTGAGGCGTATGGCTTTCGTTTGGGCTACAGCAAACGCCACGCAGATCTGACTGATTTCAGTGAGCTGACTGAAGAACTTGCAGAGCGTTGTGTCTGTGATGTTGAACTAAATGTTAAGCTTTGGCACAGGTTGCAACCCAAGGCCGACAGCATCCCTTGTGCCGTTGACCTTGAGATGAGATTTGCAAGTCTCATCGCCCTGCAGGAAAGATCTGGCTTTGGCTTCAACGTTCAAGGGGCGTTGGAACTAGAAGCTGAGATCAATGGACAACTGAATACTCTCAACGAGCGTTTGAGACAACGGTTCCCGTTCGTTGACGGAGGGCTCTTCACCCCACGGCGTAATGACTCTTCAAGGGGTTACGTGGAAGGCGCAACAATGTGCCGTCTCAAAGAGTTGAATCCCAACTCCCGAGACCACATCGCCTGGGTTTTACAGAACCAACTGTCTTGGCAGCCCACTGAGCTTACGAGTTCAGGTAAGCCCAAGGTTGACGAGACAGTTCTGTCGAAGATTCCTGGAGCTGAGGATTTCGTAGAGATCCTTACGCTGCAAAAGCGGCTGGGCCAACTGAGCACTGGTAACAATGCTTGGTTAAAACTCGTCGAGCGTGACAACAGGATTCACGGCAGTGTGATTACTGTTGGTTGCGCTACGGCTCGCTGCAGTCACGTCCACCCCAACACAGCCCAAGTTCCCGCAGTCAGGTCGGTCTTGGGTAAGGAGTGCCGGACTCTGTTTGAACCTGTCACCCTCGGGGGAGGGCGAAGCATCAAGCAGGTGGGCTGTGACCTCAGCGGGATCGAAGCTCGTTGCCTAGCGCATTACTTGTGGCCACTGGATGATGGAGCCTTTGCTGATGAGGTTCTCAACGGTGACATCCACACCGCAAACCAAAAAGCTGCTGGTCTAACTACAAGAGACCAAGCCAAGACATTTTTCTACGCCTTGATGTATGGAGCGGGCGCTGAAAAGCTTTCCATCATCACAGGTCAAGACGGTAAGAAGCTGAAGCGTAAATACTTCAAGAATATGCCTGCCCTGGCAATGCTCACCAAGATGGTGACTGAAAAGGCGGAGACGCAGGGCTACATCAAAGCTTTAGATGGTCGAAAGATCTACATCAGATCGCCGCATAGTTCTTTGAATTTCCTTTTACAATCAGCAGGCGCTCTCGTTAGCAAGGTTTGGTACAACACTTGTTACGACGAGCTCACCAACGCTGGTTTGATCTATGGCAGGGACTGGACGTTCCTTGCTCACGTCCATGACGAAATCCAATTCTCAGTCCTCGAGCAACACGCCGAACGAGTCGGAGAACTTGCAGTTCGATCTGCTGCCTTGGCAGGAGACGCGCTTGGATTTCGTATTGAAGTCGGTGCTGAGTTCAAAGTCGGAAACAACTGGGCAGATTGCCACTAAGACTTGCAAGACTTGCAAAGAAACAAAACCTGTTGAGCAGTTCTACCTTTGCGGTACTTGGCGGAGGCCTGACTGCATTGAGTGCAACAAGGAACACCAACGAAAGACGTACAGACTACGTAAGCAATACAAAGCGCCTGAGCTAGGAACTCCTTGCGATTGCTGCGGTCGTACTGATCAAAAGTTGTGCTGGGATCACTGCCACACGACAGAGGAGCATCGTGGCTGGATCTGCAGTAATTGCAATCAAGCGATAGGAAAACTTGGGGACGATATTGAAGGCGTCCTAAAGGCTGTGGACTATTTAGCCAGCTTCCATAATCTAGGTCTGAACCAAGAAACCAACGATGACTTGGCTACTGCTTGATGCAGATATGCTGCTGTTTCAAGCAGTTGTTTCTGCAGAAGTTGAGATCGAATGGTGTCCTGACATCATCACTACTCACCTTCCCCTCAAAGAGGTTCGGTACATTTTTACTGAACTGATTGAGTCCAAGAAGCGCCAAGCAAACGCAGACAAGATCTGCTGCTGCTGGACTTCTAACAGCAACTTCCGCAAAGAGGTTGAACCCAGCTACAAAGCAAACCGCAACAAGCTGGATCGTCGGAAACCTGTCGGTTTCAAAGCCGCAAGGCAATGGGCAGAGGCAGCTTTCCCTTCGGAGTGTTGGTACAACCTCGAGGCTGATGATGTCCTTGGCATCCTCGGGACTCGCAACCAACAACGAACCGTCATCTGGAGTGGTGACAAGGATCTCAAACAGATCCCTGGTTTGCACCTAACCAACGACGGTGAGCTCATCACCATCAATCAACTTCAAGCTGATGCCTATTTCTATCGTCAGATTCTTACCGGCGATTCCACTGACGGCTATCCTGGTTGCCCTGGGGTTGGCCCAAAGACAGCGGAAAAGCTCATCCCAGAAGAGGGATTTACAGAGGCCTCCGCATGGGGAACTGTAGTTGGGCAGTACAAGAAGAAAGGTCTAGGTGCTGAGTACGCCTTGACCCAAGCACGACTTGCACGAATCCTTCGTGAAACTGAGTACACCTTTGATGAAGTTCAACTATGGACCCCTCCCACGATCCAGTACGACCAAGCCACTACGCCTTCGACGAAGGAGTAATCGAGTGCATTGATTACATCGAGTCACACGCCTTTGATTTTGTTGAAGGCAACGTAATAAAGTACGTGACTCGGTATCAGCACAAGAACGGTTCCGAAGACCTCAAGAAAGCTCGGTGGTATTTGGACCGCCTGATCGAACGTTACGAGCGTTTCGAGAAAACCCCACACAAAACCTTTTCCTACAACCTCGTAGTTGATGAACTCGAACGCGAACAAAGTCAAGGGCTGGATGCAAAAAGCGGACCAGCTAACCAATCCTGATACGGAGCGTCAGCTAACGTATGTGGAGGAAGAGTTCTACGAGTTGCTCTACGCAGTAACGAACGAGCCTCGTGAACAAGTTTTAAAAGAAGCTTGTGACCTCTTGTGGGTTACCTACGGGTACCTCCATACTCTTGGCGTCGATCCTGATGAAGCGTTCGACCGCATCTCTGTCTCTAACTGGTCCAAGTTTCCCTTCACCAAAGTGAACGGAAAAGTCCAGAAAGGTCCCAACTACCAACGCGCAAACCTCACCGACCTATGAACATCGAGAACCTGAATCCCGCCGTTGCAATGACCGGGCGGGTTGAAAGTTGGGTGAAAAACCCTACTCGCCGGTACCCGATTTCGTGTACGGTGTTTGTCGTTGAAGACACGATGGACGAGCACCCCGATGGTTTGGAGGGCAGCTGGATCTTTGCATCTAAAGCTCTTCGCTATGGGGCAGGTGTTGCTGTCCACCTTTCTAAGCTTCGTCCGAAAGGTACCAAGAACAGCCACGGAATGGTTTCTTCAGGGCCGTGTGGCTTCATGGAGATCTACTCCAAATTCAATGAGATTCTCCGACGCGGCGGTACGTACCGCAATGGGGCGATCGTTGCTCACCTCGATGCAGATCACCCTGACATTATTGAGTTTGTTAATTACGACCGAGCTCGTATTCCTTGGCTCAAGCGCTGTGTCAACGTTGATCCTGACATCATCAACAGCCCCGACAAGCTGAAGGCGATCATGGACGCCGCCCGCAAGGGTGATGTGTGGATCGTCAAGAAGCAGTACGACAAAAACGGCGACCGGATCTACTCCAATGTTTGCCAGGAAATTCTGCTGAAGAGTCGTGACACCTGCTTGCTGAGTCATGTGAACTTGGGAATCACTGAGATCGGTGACATCCCCAAGGCGTTCCGTGACGGCATGGAGTTCCTGTGTGAGCTCTACAAAGAGACTGGTATCGAAGGCTCTGCGATCTACAGCCGCAAAGACAATCAAGTTGGTCTTGGTGTGCTGGGTCTTGCCAACCTGCTAGCTATCGAGGGCGTGACTTACCGGGAGCTTGTTGTCGCTCTTCGTAACCGCAACCACGGCATTGCCAACGTGGGCACCAAAGCTGGACAAATTGCACAAGCCCTCTGGCTGGGCTTTATGGAGGCCTCCAAGGTGGCTGCCGACAACAATATGTCTCGAGCGTTCACCGTGGCCCCTACAGCCTCTTGTGCGTACCGCTACGTGGACCGTGCTGGCTACACCACAGCCCCCGAAATCTCACCTCCGATTAGCCGCAAGGTAGATCGTGATAGTAGTACTCTTGGCGTCCAAAGCTACGAGTTCCATCCCAAGTGTGAGACCGCAGAAGAGGTCGGTTGGGATACATTTTTTGAGCTGAATTGTGAGTGGCAAAAACTCATGGACAGCACTGGAATGGCACACGCAATTTCTATGAATTGGTGGTCCGATATGACAACAATGGACCGCGAATTTATGTCACGATGGTTGAACTCCCCCTTGAAGAGTTTGTATTACTCTCTTCAAGTGATGTCCGATACGCAAGACAAAACAGACGCCTACGCAGCTATTAGCGACGTGGATGTTGATGCTTATCTTGCAGGCATCCTTGATGGGGATTCGGCACCTGATTGTAATTGCGCAGAATGATGAATCCGTATCAGAAATTGCTAGCACGGAAGCGGTCTTGGACCCCAGTTCAGACGACCGCCGGTAAATTAAAGGAAGGCGCGGAGGAAGCTGTCTACCGTGCCCTGGCACTTCGCCAACTGGAGCTGCCCGTCGGAGAGTTCATCAACGACGCTCTACAGTCCGAGGTGCCGGAAACGGCTCGTGAACTTTTGCTCACCAACATCAAGGACGAGGAGAACCATGACCTTGCACTGGGATACGCAGCAAGTGCGCTCGGCACAGATAGCCAAGCAGAAGCGGAAGCAGCTCGCCTCCGAAAAGCTTGGGAAGATCATCCAGACCACACCGTACTCAAAGCACTGGTGGCTGAGCGAAGCATATTCTTTGTTATCCTCCCCTTCTTCCGGTTCAACGGTGACGCTGGACTGAGAACCATCTCTGCGGACATCAGCCGTGATGAACAAGTACACGTCGCTACCAATAGCTTGGTATGTCGTGAGCTTGGCCTCACTGTTTCTCCTAGTTTGGATCGCCTCCGCAAGGCAACCATTAATTGGGTGATGCAGCCCCTGGGCAAGTCGGACGACAAGTACCTAGACAAACAGTTCTGGCTCGACCAGAGTGACAGTTTGATGTACGCAGGTAAGGCCGAAGGTCTCATCGAGACCCAACGAGCCAGGATGCCAGCGTTCTTCGAGATGTCGAACAGCGACCTGCCTAGTTACGCCTAGCCATGAAGATCCCAGATCACGACGCTAAGTTCATCGATCCAGATTTCTACTGCAATCCGAATGATATGCAGTGGTCTGGGGTCAACAACAATTTCTGGTGGTTTGTTGCGATTGCAGTTTCTGCAGCCGCAGCAGCCGCCGATCAACGCAGACGGCAACAACAACGAGAAGCTGAACAAGCTGCTCAACGTGCTGCACAAGAACGAGCAGAAGCTCAACGCCGTCTTGAACAAGAACAACGCCAAGCTCAAGAAGCTATTAATCAACAACGAGCTGAAAGCGAACGACAAGCTGCAGAAGAGCGGCGTGTCATGGAAGAGCAAGAGAAGATTGCTGCTGAGGTTGAGCGGCAAGCTGTGATTTCTGAAAAGGCCAGTAAAGCAATGCTTGGCCAGCAAACCATCAAAACTCAACGAGAGCAACAGATGGCTGAGAAAGAGCTCGCACAGCAAGCGCAAGTTGTTGAGCCTGACCGTCCTGCTGGCTCTACCGTTGGACAGCCTGGTGTTTCTCGGACAAAGGTTACGACTGGTAGCAGCGTCGGTGGCTACGGTTCAACCGGTCCTGGTCAAATCAACCCAACTGGTCTGAATATATGATTCCATATATCGATCCTGAGATCATCAAGTATTTAGAGGAGTTGTATCCCGACAAAGCTCCTGATCTTAGTATGGAAGAGAAACAGATCTGGTTTTCTGCGGGGCAAGTCTCAGTTGTACGACATCTAAAAGATCAGTACAATCTTCAAGAGGAAACCAAGTATAACTAACAGAGGTTACTATGGCTGCTTGGCTACTCCCTGCCGCTACAACTCTACTTGCTGGTGCTAGCGCTTACTCAGGTTATCAAGCAGCGCAAGCAGCTCGATCACAAGCTGATGCAGCACGGCGTCAAGCAGCTGCTATCCGTGAGTCTTCTCTTCGTGAAGTAGAGCAACTCCAAAGAGAAGCACAACAACGAGCTCAGCAATTCCAAGCTCAACTTGAGCAAAGCAGGAAAGCCACTCAGCAACGTGCAGCTGAAGCAGCTCAAGCACAGCAAGTTGCACAACAGCAGATTGCACAGCAACGAGCTTCCTCTGCCTTGGCAATTCAACAGCAACAACTTACAGCTGCAATCCAACGACAAGCACAAGCAGCAAAAGTAGGTAAGCAAGCTCGTCGTCGAGTTGGGACACCAGCTGCGCTACGTACTAATTTGGAACTACAATCATCCCTTGCGCTTGGAAGCACTCCAGGGGTCGGATCAGAAACTCAATCTGGTGGTTTAAATGTCTAATGCTGCGGCTCGTTACTCGGCGCTCGAGCCGGAAAAGGTTATTTATCTAGATCGCGCAATTGAGTGCAGTAAGTACACACTGCCTACTCTGATCACTGATAACGATCGTAGTACCGGTAAGAATCTATACACGAAGATTGCTACCACCTACCAAGGACTGGGAGCTCGTGGTGTTAATAACTTAGCAAGCAAACTTCTGATTGCTTTGCTACCTCCTAACCAAGCTTTCTTTCGTCTTTCTGTAGACGATATGAAGCTCCAAAGGGAGCTAGAAAACTTTAAAGAACTGCAGTCAGAGTTTGATCAGCAACTGGCTTTGATGGAACGCTCAGTGATGCGTGACATTGAAGAGTCAGGTGATCGTACTGCACTGTTTGAAGCGCTGAAGCACCTTATCATCGGTGGCAACGCGCTGCTCTACGTTTCTGAAAATGGTACCAGGGTATATCCACTCAAATCGTTTGTTCTTAATCGTGATCCTGAAGGAAATATCCTTGAGGTTGTTGTCCGTGAAGAGGTCAGCCCTGACGTTCTTCCCGAAGGTGTTGCGAGCAAAACAGCAGAAGGAAAGTTTGTAGATAAAACTGTTTTCCTCTACACCCACGTCAAGTGGGATTACGAAAAGGATCGCTGCATCTGGCAACAAGAGGCTTACAACAAGCCCGTTGGTAAGCAAGGTTCTGTTCCGATTGAGAAGAGCCCTTGGATTCCCCTCCGCCTTTTCCGGGTAGCCCATGAAAGTTACGGTCGTGGATACTGTGAAGAACTTCTCGGGGATCTGAAGAGCCTTGAGTACCTCAGCAAAGCAATCGTTGAAGGATCTGCAGCAGCTGCAAAGATCATCTTCCTCTGCAACCCGAACGGCACGACTCGTCCTGACGCTCTTGCTCGGGCTGCCAATGGATCAATTGTGGCAGGCAACCCAAATGATGTGGCTCCTCTGCAAATGCAGAAGCAAGCAGATCTCACGGTTGCTCTCAACACCATTGCAAGAATCGAACAGCGTTTGAGCTTTGCGTTCTTGCTCAACAGCGCTATCCAAGCAGGTGCCTCTGGTCGTGATCGTGTGACGGCTGAAGAGATTCGGATGGTGGCTCAGGAGCTTGAGTCTGGCTTGGGTGGTATTTACAGCGTCTTAAGCATTGAGCTGCAGTTGCCCCTGGTTAACCGCAAGATGGCCATGATGGAGCGGCAGGGACGTTTACCTCGCCTTCCTAAAGATGTTGTCAAACCTCAAATCACCACCGGTCTTGACGCCCTCGGTCGTGGTAACGACAAAGCCAAGCTCATCGAATTTCTACAGACCTTGGCCCAAACAATGGGACCGGAATCTATGGCTCGGTATGTTAATAGCCGAGAGCTTATTACTCGTCTTGCTGCTGCTGACGGTCTTGATACGTACAAACTCATCAAGAGCGAAGAACAACTTATGGCAGAAGAACAACAACAAGCTATGATGATGCAGCAACAAATGGCCGCGCAAGATCCTAATAACGATCCTGCAAAACAGGCCGCATTAGTCAAAGCTGAAAATGACTCAATCCGGGCAGAGCAAGAAGCCGCAACCGGCGGTTGAAGAAGTTAAAGCTGTAGAGGCTCCCGCTCCTAAAAAGAAGGAAGAGCCCAAGTCGAAGATGGATCTTCTGATCGATCGTCTTCGTGAAGAGAAGCCTCAGATTTATGAGCAATACGTGGCGGCTGCCAAGAACCGTCGGCCAGTTTGGATCTATCCTGATCTGACCGTTCGTATTGGTTGATCATGGAAGTCACTGCTGAAGGCGTGTTGGCTCCAGAGCAATCTGGACCTTACAGCGAGCAAGATCTGCAGGTACTTGAGGGTACTGAACAGCAGCAACAACAAGAGGAACTGATCGGTGGCAAATTCAAATCTGCCGATGACCTTCTCCAGGCTTATCAAGAACTTGAAAAGAAACTTGGAGGTCGCTCTGCTTATGAGGCAGCCGAAGAACAGTCTCAGGAAGAGGCTGCTCAAGAAGATCAAGAGTCCGAAGTTGCTGCTCTCTCTCAAGAAGAAGAGGCCACCATTATGGAAAGTATTGGTGGAGAGCAAGCCTTTTCGGCGGTTCAAGAGTGGGCTCGGGAAAATCTTGACCAAGCTGAACTCGATGCGTACAACCGTGAAGTAAACAGCGGCGACTACTACCGTGCTCGAAATGCACTGCAGTCACTGCAATATGCATATCAAGACAACGTGGGTAGTGAACCTGATTTGATTGGCGGCAAGCTGTCTGGTAACAGCAGCGATGTGTTCCGTTCCACTCAAGAAGTGATGGCTGCTATGAGCGATCCTCGCTATTTGAACGACACTGCTTATACCCAAGATGTCCAAGAGAAGCTAATTCGTAGCGACGTTCTTGGCCCTAGGGGTTAATATCGAAATAGCGAACGTGAACATTGTTGCCGCTGAGGCGATAACAACAGTGAAGACGAACGCAGCAAACTACTAACCAAACTTAGAAATGCCTGACTTTGCATCTCTTAGCCGGTTGGGTAGCGTCAACAGCGTTCAGTTTAACGCTGGGTCTGCCGCCGGTAATTATGAGCGTGAAAACGCCAACTTCATGAAATTGTTCTCAGGGGAGGTGCTGACCACCTTCGCTCGAGAATCTGTGTTCAAAGACCTCACGATGAAGCGCTCGATCTCTTCGGGCAAGTCTGCATCGTTCCCCATCACTGGTCGTTTCTCTAGCCGTTACCACCGTCCTGGTGACTGGATTACCGGTCAAGGTAACAAGGGCATGATCGGCGAAAAGATCATCACCATCGATGATCTGCTTATCGCTGATGCTTCGATCTACGACCTCGACGAGGCCAAACTTCACTGGGACGTGAGGAGCATCTATTCCACGGAATTGGGCAGGGCTCTTTCGCGGGCATATGACCAGCGTATTGCTCGTACTCTTCTGACTGCTTCTGAGTCTGACGGTCGTGTGAAGGATTGGGAGTCCCGTAACTTCCAAACCGCTGGCGGTACTTTTGTTTCCGCTGCTTCTAACGTTGTTACTCTGAGCGAGAACTTTGCTACTGCTGAGCTTGGCTCTTGGGCAGTTGGTGAGGTTGTCTACGGTGAAGATTCCGGTGCTTACGGTGTGATCACCACCGCTCCTACCAACGGCGCAGCAACCTTCGGTATCAACCCCCTGGGTTCTATCGGTACTGGTTCTAACGCAACCTTCACCGTTGGCGAGCGTCTGTTCACCCTGAATAGCCTGCCTGGTGGTACCTCCCTGACCGGCATCGACCTCAACGCTGCGGCTGACCGCAACGCTCGTGGCGATCTGATCGTTGAGAACCTGTTCCAAGCTTGTCAGTCCCTGGACGAAAAGGATGCTCCCAAAGAGGGTCGCGTCTGCGTTCTGAGCCCTGCGGCCTACTACGACGTTCTGGCTTCTGACCGCGCTATCAACACCGACTTCAACGGTGGTACCGGTGCTAACGGCACCTTTGCTCAGAACCGTGTTGCTTCTGTGGCTGGCTTCCGCCTCGTCACCAGCAACCACCTGGGCATCAACGCTTACACCAACGGTCAGTCTTACGTTGGTCTGAGCAACCAGTCTGCTACCACCCGTGGTGAGCGTCCTAACTACATCAACGGTCGGGACGGTTCTGACGGTCGTGTTGCTGCTGGCTTCAACGATTACTTCCAAGACGAGCAAGGCAACACCAGCTCCATCGCCAACTGCTTCGGCCTGTGCTTCACCAAAGAAGCTGTGGGTACTGTGTCCCTCAAGGACATCTCGATGCAGATGACCGGTGCTGAGTACAAGGCCATGACTCAGAGCACCATGATGGTCGCAAGCTATGCCGTGGGTCACGGTATCCTGCGTCCTGAGTGCTGCGTCAGCCTGCTGCACGACGGCAATCCCTATTGATAAATAGGTATTAGCTAATTACCAATACAATGGGGGAAGCAGAAATGTTTCCCCTTTTTTGTTGCGATAATGGCGACTAGTAAACTCAACGCAGTTAACACGCTTCTTGCCATTATTGGCGAAGCTCCTGTAAACAGCCTCAACCCACCACTGACAGGTGATGCAAGCCTGGCAGATCAAGTTATTGATGAAGTGAGCCGAGAGGTTCAGGGTGCGGGGTGGTCTTGGAACACAATGCTTTATGACTCCATACCTCTGGACGCTTCTACAGGCCAGTCCCAACTTCCCTCCAACACCCTGGCAGTACGGTTCAACCCTCTCTCGTACCCTAGTCAGCGGTTTGTTCTTCGTGGTCTTAGGCTTTTTGATCGCGTTAAAAATACATACGATCTTAGAACCAGCCTAGGGGTTGGGATGACTGGCAACACTAGTGACCTTGTTGCCGAGATCGTTGAAGAACTTCCTTGGGACAGCATCCCAGAAACTGGACGCCGTTACATTGTTATTCGTGCTGGACGTATCTTCTCTAACCGTGTTGTAACTTCAGCCAGCATTGAGAGCTATACGTCTGAAGATGAGGAACGTGCGCTGCAAACTCTGAAGCGTACTGAGGACATGGCTCAGAATTACAACTTCATCAGCGGTCCTGATGATATGTATGGCGGTCGTGTAATTACTAACTTTGGTCCCGATATTCTGAGCCGCTGATGTCACGAGAACTTTATAGCCAGATTATTGGCCCGCTGAATAAAGGCGTAAACCAGCAAGCCGATAGCTTTGTGCTGCCTGGTTTTGCCAAGGTACTTGAGAACGGTAACTGTGATCTTGTTGAGGGTCTGAAAAAGCGCTTAGGTTCTGTGCCTGTAAAGCGTGTAGACACTCTTACTCAGAACGCTGGTGGTCAAACTTTGACTGCTCCCATCAAGTGGGATGAGGCTTGGGCGTTTGTTTACAATCGCAGTACGGATGAGCGGTTCATTCTGTTTGTTGTAGACGATAGTCGTACCATTAGCCGTACAGGTAACACTACTAACGGCTCTGCTGTCATCACCTCTGTCAGCTCTATGACAGATGTGTTTGTTGGTGCTGGTGTCACTGGTACAGGTATCCCGGCTAACACGACGATTCTGGACATCGACGTTGCTAACACTCGTATTACTCTCAGTGCCAACGCAACAGCAACAAACACAGGCACTACGCTGACAATTGATTCAAGCCTTACGTTTGTTACTGGCGTCTCTGACGTTGAGCCGATTACCGGAACCCTGCCTTCTGTGGTTCCTAATGAGCAAACGTTTGCCAACGTCACCACTGCAAATCTTAACTACCTGCGTGGGTCTGGACGAGCTCGTGATCGCTTACGGGCTACCTCGTTCCAGGATTATGTGTTCGTTACAAATATCCAGCAAGAGGTTGAGTACGATTCAACCGAAACTCTGACTCGCTACAACATCAGCGAGATCAGTAACGCCTATGTTCCTACCCGTGCTCAAATCTGGGTAAAACTAGTTGATTATGACACTCGTTACATTGTCCACGTAACGTTAGATAACGGGGATGAAATTGAGGGTTACTACCTCACACCATCTCTTACAGACGCAGGTGGTGACGCAAACGTTGTTAGTTCTGACGACATTGCTGCCAGATTGGTAAGCAACACCATTGATATTACTGGTACCACTACGAGTGGAAGCAGCACTATCACAAGCGTAACTGCCGACGACATCGAGGAGTTACACGCTGGTGAAACGATTACAGGCACTGGTATACCTGCTAATACTTTTGTTGGGACTGTTGATTCTGACGCCCTTACCTTTACTCTTGTTAATGAGGCAGGTGCAGCTGTCAACGCCACTGCAAACGGATCCACCACCCTCACAATTGGTAGAGGATTAGATCAAGTTGATATTCATAACGAACTTAACTTTACGATTGAAGACTCTCAGATACTGATTACTTGCGCCAACGCCAACCGTTCGATCACCAGCATCATTGCTGCTGACGCTCGGGGTAATACCTTGATGGCTGGTTTCTCTAACCAAGTCACATCAATTACTGAGCTTCCTCCTTTTTCTTGGGAGGGGTATACGGTTCTCGTTGCTCCTGATGGGGCAGGAGATCAAAGTTCGTATTACTTACAGTTCAACGCTGAAAACACTACAACCAACGGCGACTTTGGACGCGGCGTGTGGGAAGAATCTGCTGGTTGGGGAACTCGTGGTGAGTATGACCAAACCACAATGCCTCACGCCTTTGTCCACTACAGAAACGACAACGGCCTGACGCGATTCACGTTCCAGCCGTTTAGCGGTACTGCTTACACCGACGGTTCTACCTCTGTTGATATTCCTGGTTGGACTGATCGTTTAGCTGGTGATGAAGATGAGTTGCCTGGTCCGTCGTTTGTAGACAACACAATTAACGACATTGTGTTCTTCAAGAACCGCTTGGGCTTTGTGAGCGGTGAGAACGTCATCTTGTCTGAGGCAGGTGCTTACTACAACTTCTGGCAGCAATCAGCTCTGCAAGTCGTCGATAGCGATCCTATTGACCTGACCGCAGTCAGTAACGACGTTGCTGTGTTGAACTATGCGTTGCAGCAGCAGGACGAATTGATCCTGTTCTCCAACGAAAACCAGTTCCGTCTGTACTCTGGTGACAACGTTACGTTCTCTCCAGAAACAGCATCTGTTGGTCGTATCAGCTCCATCACTATGGAGTCAAAAGTACGTCCTGAGCAGGTTGGTCCGCAGGTCATCTTTCCAGTCAAAGAAGGTGACTTCACTGGTTTGCATACCTTCATTACGACTGACCGAACCGTCGGCATCAACTTGGGTCAAACAGCTGTTATCACAGAAACTGTTCCCAAGTACATCCCTAAAAACATTGACTCGCTAGCTGTTAGTCGTACTGACCAGTACCTAGTGGCTCTTAGCAGGGACGACAACGACGCTCTGTATGTGTACCAGTTCTTCTGGGAAGCTTCTGGTGGGTCTTTGACCAACAGACAGAACGCTTGGCACAAGTGGACCTTCCCAAACAAAGAGATTCACTGGTGTGATTTTGTTGAAGGTACGCTCTATAAACTTGTTGAGTACGACAACGACGGTACTGCTGAGTTTTACCTTGAAGGCATTAACGCCTCACGACCTCCGCAGAACCCGAACGAATTGTTCCTGTTGGATCGTCAGCTGTCTAGTTCCATCACCACCGACCTTGGTGCTGTGACGTTCAGCTACGACGCTGGCACTAACAAAACCACTGTCAACCTGCCTTACCGTACTGTTAACACCAGTCAATTTGCTGTCATTAGAGTCGATGCAACCGACACCGCAGAGGCTCAGAAACGTTGGATCGTGGCTAATAATATCCCGGCTGACGTTACTAGTTTCGTTTGCGATAGCCTTGGGGATTTTTCGAGCAGCTCTTGGGTCTTTGGTGAACAATATACGTTCACTTTCAGGCCGCCTCAGCTCATGCCTTACTCAAGAACAGCAACTGAGAACACTTTTATTGGCAATCGTACTGGGCGTTTGCAGCTTAGATACGTTGATATTTATTACAACGATTCTCGATACTTTAAAGTCGAGGTGACTCCTAAGCACCGTGATGCGGTTACGTATGAGTTTGATCGTCGTGATCCGCTTAACGGCAACATCGTTCTTAGTCAGGAACCAGACTTTGAAGAGTCTAAGTTCCGCGCCTATATTCAAAGCAAGAACGACCAAGTTACAGTGGAGCTAGTGAACGACAGCATTGACCAGGCTAAGTTCATCGCTCTTGAGTGGACTGGTCTGTACTTTGACGTTGCGAGGAAGTTCGGCTAATGGCTGCAGATAGAGAACCAAACATCGGTGGCGGTGGAGACGGTAGTACTCCTGGTGTAGGAGGAAGTACTGGTAATGAATCTATGGCCGTAGGCGCTAGCGCGTTTGATGCGTTTACAGCTGTAACTCAAATCACTGAAACTGGTCTTGAAGTAGCTAATCAGATCTTTGCGTTTCAAGAGGCACAAGCTACTGCTGATATTAAAACTGCTGAACGGCAAATAGAGTACTGGACTAAGTTCTCTCAACAAAACCGTGAGAACTACAGGGCTTACGACCAACAACTGGACTCTTGGTACAGAGCTTCTGATTACGTAGAGAACTTCAGGCAGTACCAATCAAAACTGCAAGAGCAGCGAGCTGAGTTTAAAGGAGAGGTTTCTACAGCAGCCACTCAAAACTTTGCACGACAGCTTGCTGATATTGAAGGTCGGTTCTACGAAGAGGAAGCAAAAGACGAGATCCAGATCAACGCAATTATGCTGGACAAGTTTGCCAGAGCTTCTAAAAAGGCAGCCACTGGTCAAGTCGGTAGAACTGTTACTCGTATTAATAACCAGTACAACCAGCAGTACCTACAGAATTTGGGTAACCGCCAAATTACTCGTGAGTTCCGTTTGGCTGACAAGCTCAAGATGGGTGAAGCAGCTAACGTTGCTCGTCAAAACACTGTTAACAAAATTCAGTTCTACACTCCTCAACCTATTGCTGATCCGGTGAAACCTTTGGCTCCTTTGCCAATTAGAGTAGTGGAACCTCTAGCAACACCTGGCCCAAGCAAAAGCGCTTTGGCTATTGGTATTGGCAAGACTGTTCTTAGCGGCATCATGGATTACAAAGCAAGTCTTCCTGAAGCCGGATCTACTGAATACGACGAAAAACCACCTGCAAGTACTGGAACTGAATCATGACCAGCAGCTTTGGCATCAATCCTCAGCGTCAAGTACGTGATCTTGTAAGCCTGCCTAGTGCTCCTCAAGAGCCTGCAGCTCCTGCTCGGCCTGCTGAAAAGCCTCAGCAAGTTGGCGGTCAGTTGCTTTACGGTCGCGCTTATCAAGAAGACAACCGAGCCAAACAAGTTATTGGTCAGATCTCTGATTTTCTAAAGGACCAAGGGGTCTTTGATCGTGCCGTTGGCATGATGCGTAAAGATTATGTTGAGGGTAAAAAGCGTCAAGCAGAAGCACTTCTAGAGCAAGAGGCTGCTGCGTACAAGGATGCCTCTGAGAACAAAGCAGAAACTCAAGCTCTCAAAGACTCTGGTCGCCCTGACTTAGCTCGTGAGAACCAGCTTCGTAACCCATACGTCAACTTTTTCTACTACAACACCAAAGCAACTGACGCTGGTAAGCAGATTGCTGTTGAGCTAGCTGATTGGGTAAACAAATCTGTTCCTACTCTTTCGCAGATTGAGAACCCGGCTGAACGTTCGGCACTGATTACTCAAAAGGCTATTGAGCTTAAAAAGCCTTACGCTGATCTCCCTGCTGCTCACGTTGCAGCAAAGATCGATCCGTTGATCGCTAGCGTCAAATCTGACTCAAACAAGCTGGTTGCTAAAGAGGTCCTTGAGCGTCGAGCAGAAACTCAGATCCGTGAAACGCAAGAAGCTTTCACTAATGAGCTGAAGCTTCGGGGTACTGTTGCCAAAGCTGATCCTGGATCACCCCGATCCATGACCTTTGTTGCTGGCGCTGGTCGTGCTGCTTATCTCAAAGGTCGTTCAATCTATGTAGATAAATACGGCTACGACGAGTCTCAGTATCACCAGATGCTGTTCGACATCTTGCCCACAATGTTCATCGACCAGTTCGGTGGAGCAGATGGTCGTAACGATCTTCTTGATCAAGTTACTTACAGCAGCTTTATTGACAGCCTTCAAGGGATCAAGAACAAAGACGGTATTGAGGTTCTTGATCTGATCAAGCGTGGAGATAAGAACCGTAAGTCCCTGCGTCGTACCATCCTTGAAGGTGTTGTTAACGAGCAAAAGTTATTTGACAACCTACAGCGCAGCGAAAACAATCGAATCTCTCAGCTGCAGCGAGAGTGGAAAACTGGTCAACGTGCGTCCATCAAAGATTGGATTAGAAACAACCCCAACGCTACTCAAGAGGATGTACTACAAGAACGCAACAGACTGATTCGTGAAGTAGATCAGAATCGGGGGCTGCTGCCTCGAGATATGGAAGTTGAGGATGCCATCAAGTTTTATGAAAAGGCACTGCCTGACATTGAATATGCTCTTCCTGACAGGCAAAAGCTAAACGAAATTAACATTGCTAAGAGCTTGGTAGCTAGCGGTGTTGTTCAAATGCCTGAGGATCAGCTTGAGCGTTTGACAGGTACTGACGCTTTCTACGAGATCGCAAAGATCTATAACGACGCTGACGTTTCTCAAAACAGCCCTGACGTAGCAGCAAACACAGCGAGCGCTATGAAGACGCTCAAGCAAAACCTCAGGACTACCATCCTGAACGGAGAGTACGCCAGAGGAATTGCCACGTTGCCTGAGGGTCCTGAGCGGACTGCAAAACGCAGGCAGCTTGATGAAGCTATTGAACGGGCTCAAAGCCAATTTGAATCTGAACTGTCTCCTCAGCTGAGAGCACGTATTGGTGCTGCAGGTCAGCTTACCCCTGAAAAGCTGCAAGACATCATTACAACTATTGAGACGGAACAATTCAATCGTCCTATCTATTCAAAGGTTGAGGATCACTATTTTGATAAAGTTTCCGGTGCTCCTACTCCTGTTCCCCCTCTTGCTATTGATAAGTGGGAACCAAACAAAGGCTGGGAGATCACCATTAACGACGTAGATGACGGTCGTGCTTGGAGCCGGTTGTCTAAGAGCTACTTCTACAGGAACCCTCAACAAGCTCGTCAGTGGCTGAGCAACAATTTTGTTCTACCCTCTTCTTCGATCCAAGAGTTGCATAAAGCTTTAATTAGCGGTGACGTGTCTAATATTAGTGAGGCAACTCGTAAACGGATGCAAAATGTTATGTTCGCTTTTAGTAGTACTGGTTTAGGTCCAGCGGACGTTGCACAGCAACAAGTTATTCGTTATTTGACCAAGGATCAAAACAACAACGTTGTAAGCCCACTGCCTAGGAAAGTCGGCCAGAGCTATACCCAAAACCTCGATAAGCTTGCAAACCACCTTGCTGTTCCTATTGCTGGCACTGGCGTAGCTCCTAAGGACCTGCTGCTGTATATGTCAAACAACGGTGAGCACGGTCATAGCAATAACAACGCTATCGACTTCTTTGTTGAGCGTGGTAACCGGTATCAAACAGCAAACCGTTTTGGTTCTCCTGTTAGCGGCAGAGTTGTGTTCGCTAACTACGTGGATGGCTTTGGTATGACTGTTGTGGTTCAAGCCACTACTAACGGTGACGGGTACAAGAAAGGAGACCGTATTCTTGTCGGTCACGCTGATCAGCTGTTAGTCAAAGAAGATGGTTTTGTTACTAAGGGTGATCCCCTTCTGGTTGCTGGTAACCGTTTGAAGCCGTCTGCTAACACTGGTAGAGGTACTCCTGGTCACCTTCATCTGCAAGTGATGCAAAAGCCTGAAGGTAAAAACTGGGAAGGTAAGTGGGTCGATCAGCAGGTATACCAGTACAGTCAACCGGAACAGCAGTACTTCTTTATGAAGAACGTAGTTCCTATGTACTCTCGGTTTGAAAAGGGGTCATAGCGTTTTCTAGTCATATCCAGTAGTTTGGAGGAAGCGAACTACTGTTTGGTCTAGATGCCATACGTACCTCTTTCTGACGGCCAACTTATCTTTGTAGAAACTCAAGAAGAAGCAGATCGTTTATATAACGAGAGCTGGGGTCAGGGGGCTGCTGCGGAGGCACAACCAGCAGCACCTCAACAACCTGCTCCTGCTGAACAGCAACAAGAAGCCGCTCCTACTGCTCAAGCACAACCTGAGGTTCCTGAAGAGCGAACCTCTTTGCGCTCTGAACAGGAGCGACCTCTGACTAAATACATCGAAGACCTTGGTCGTGCTGGTGTTGATGGTCTGCGTCAAATTGTTGACCAGACGTACGGCATGGGCGAGATGATGGCCGAGTTGTACGCAGACGTTGAAGCCGGTCTGGGTGACACTGCCGGTATGATCGCTGGCGGTCCTGCTCTTGGCGGTAGCCTCAACCCAAACGCTCTTAAAGATCCTGACGTTCTCCGGGAAGAGCTGAATAACGCTGGTTTGGCTTTTGATGCCGTTGTTAAAACCGGTAAGAACCCTGAAGGTTTTAGCTACGGAATTAAACCCAGTGTTCCTGTTCTCGGTCCTTTGTTCAGTGAGGAAAGTGATCTTGTAGATGAATATGTAAAGCCCAAAACTGCTCCAGGCAAATTCGTGTCTGGTGTCGTCAGTATTATTGGTGCTGACAAGATTGCTAAAAAGATCGGTCTTAATCCGAACACCGCACCTGCTCTTGCTCAAGTATTTAAAGCAGAAGGCGCTAAGCAAAAGATAAACGCAGGCACCCGTTACCTCTTCAAAACCTTTCTTCCTGAGTTGGTTGGAGACAGCATCTACTTCGGTCCTGATCTACCGCCAGAGCTGAATCAAGAGCTTGAGGAAGTCCGAGCAGAGGCTACTCCTGAGCTGCGTCGAGCAGCTATGAAGACCCTACTGGCTAGGGATGACATTGAGTTTGAGTACGCAAGCGCAGCACTAGAAAATCTGTACTGGGGTGCCGGTACTGTTCTTGGTGTTGATGCTATTGCTAAACCTCTACTTAAAAAGATCTTCAAAATCGGTAATAACTCCGTACAAGACGTTCAAAACGGCGTACCTATTAACGAAGCAATCGATAAGCGTGTCGATGAGGGTTTCAAAGAAGTCGAAGAGGTTCTTAGCGAGAACGTCTACGACATGGCCGACACCGTTCGTGATGAGCGGCTTGGTCAACTAAACACTCTCATCAACCGCCGTATTGAAGAGAACGTTTCAAAGATTGCTCTTAGCTCTCGCTCTGGCGCTGAGAACTACATCACTAAGCAAACTGATGTTGGTCCACGGCTGAAGGAAGCTTTGGATGCTGTTGATGAGATCCCTGACATTGGTGAGGAACTGCCTCAGATCAGTGCTCGCGTCAACGACCTTCAAAAAGCTGCTGGTGTTTCTTCTGTTGATCAGCTTGAAGCTAAGCGTGTGATGCTTACTAAGCGGATTGAAGATTACAACAGAGCAGCAGCTGCTGATCCTGAGTGGATTAACAAAAGCACTGGCACTGGTAAACGCAAAACAAAGAACAGCACCAAGGTCCGTAAAGCTACCCAAGCTCTTGCACGACTGGCAGATCTTGAGCAAGCAAACATCGAGCTCAAAGCAGCTCAAGAGGTGATGGATGCTCGTGAGGCTGGCTTCAGCAAAGTCAACGAGTTGTTGCGTGAAGGTGGTGAGTCTTCCCTTGGTTTCAGGAACTCTCTCAACGATGCACGTACTCTGATCAACAGCATTGAAGAGCTGGACAAAGAGCGTATTGGTCTACTGAAGAACCGCAACAGCGCTCTGTTTGAACAGAATCGTTTGGACGAGATCAACAACGATCTCAAGCTGCCTGGTCCCCTTGGTGAGGCTTACCGGGAACTCAAGGACCTTGTTGATTCCGCTGAGATTGCTAACAACTTCGGCAACCTCAACGAAGAGTTTATGCGGAACTTTGTTCTCCGTGCTGAGGCTATCGAGAACAAGATCATGGAAGTCGGTGGTATGCAGCCGATCGTTCCTGAGATGCCAAAAGGCACTCCGTTTGATGATGAGTTCAAACAGCTTGAGATACCTCTGACTGGTGAGGAGGCTGTACCGCCTGAACTGAGTAGCGGTATTCCTCGTACTGCTGCTGCTGTTGAGCTGCCTGCTCCTATTACCAAGAACGAAGCTGGTGAGCTTGCTATCGACAGCAACAAAATCACCAACAACATCCAACTCAAAACGACTCGGCCGCGGCCTACTAGCGTCTCTAACCAGCAAGTTATTGATCAGCTCAACAGGCGTCAAAACAAGATGCTCGATCCTGCTGATAACGCAGAAGAGTTCTTGGACAACCTGGACGAGATGGACAAGATCAACAAAGATCTTCTCGCTGCTGGTCGTACCGAAGAGGCTATTGAAGCTACTAAGTGGAGAAACACCAACAGCATTAAATACGCCACTAGCTGGACTAACGCCAAGATTCTGAAGCTGGCTATTAAACGTCAGCAAGAGAACGCTCGTTGGGTTCCGGCTCAAGCTGCTGAGGCTGTGTTCCGTTTGTCTGCTCTTCAGGGCTACGACAAGAACCTTGCTCGTATTCAGACCTACTTGCAAGCTGAGAAGATCGCCAAGAAAGAGAAGAAAGATACAAATGTACTGATTACTGTTCTTGCTCTGCTGGATACCTCATCCACTCAGCTGCTGCGTGATGCTCGTGATATGCGGGCCATTGTTCGGCAAGAGAACGCAGATGCTCTTATCAAAGAACAAACCCTCCGTAACTTCAAAAACTCTTACGTCGAGCTTCAAGCTGGCGTAAAAGCTGTCACTGAGTTGATGGACGTTGCAGGTAACCGCTTGCAACTCTTTGGTAAGGCACGACGTTTGGTTGCTGGACCCAGCATCAACGACATCTTCAATTCCTATATGAAGGCTTTTGGAGATGTTGATGAGCTGTCTGAAACCCTGGCAAAGAACGCAAAGAAAGCCAAGGTTGAAATGGACGCTAAGTTCAACGATGTCTTTGAACGCCTTGATAACGGTGAGGAAGTCTCACAAGCAGATCTAGAAGGTCTTGAGGATCTGGCTGATCAGATCTACATGGCCCAAGGTGATCTTAAAAAACTCCAAGACCTGCAAGTTACTGACAGGGACATCTTGGCTCGTATTCAGGTCAACGCCAGTATGAGTGGCCCTGATCTGTTCTTGACGATGCCTGTTGATGGTGTTGCTAACGGTATCCAAGAGAGTGCTTTGCGGGCTGTTGGTTACGGCGTCAACGGTTACTGGGCTAAGTGGGTCACTCAAAACCCTGAGGTCAGTGAAGCTGCAATCAAAGAAGCAAGGATTAGCGCTGGTGTTATGTACCAGTGGTTGTTCTCGCTAAACGAAGGCTTTGAGATGGCTTACCGACGGTTTGTTTACGGTAAGCAAATTGCTGATCCCAAGCAGCTAACCAACAAAGCGTATGAAATGGCTCAAACCGGTGGTATCCGTCGGGAAGAAGCAATCAACCAAGACCTCAGCGCTGAATCGCTCAACATTCCGTTCATCAACTACGTCCTTGAGCGTAAGAAAAACGGCGATGACAAGCTGTTCGATGCCATCAACAAGGCTCGGGTTCTCACAAAAGTGTTCCATGACTACACCATTCCTGGCGAAGCTTGGAACCTGCGTGGACCTGCTGGTAAGGTTCTTGGCGGGTTTACTAGCCTTACTCGTGGGATCACTAAAAACATCCCGCTTGGCGGAGAGAAAGGTTTAGGTACTCACAGCTACTACCCCGGTGGTGAGTATATGAACCTCAGTTTGGCGACTCAAATTGCTGGTTCTGCTGACGAGTTTGTCACAACTCTGTTTGCTCACGGTCGAGCTAAAGCAGAAGCAAAACTTATGGTTGATGACCTAATTGCTTCTGGTACTTATGCAGCTGAAGACCGAGCAAAGATGTATAGAAAACATCTTGCAGAGGCTAAGAGCCGTATCTACAAAGATAAGATCCGGGTTGGTTATGACCAGCGGGTAATCGGTCGAGCTGTTAACGAGGAAAAAGTCCTTGAGATGACTCGGGCCATCAACTTGGTCGAAGAGCTGACTGGACCTCTTGGTGATATGGAGGATGCCATCAACGTGCTGCGGAACTCTAAAAACCCGCAGATGGCTGCTTTCTCCCGTCACGTTATTCCGTATGTTGTTTCTCCTGCTAACGCTATTAAGCGTGCAGTTAAATACGCATACGGCGGTCAAGTTGCCAACTTCGCTCTTGATATTGGTCGCCTAGGTTTCAAAGAAGCCGCAGGTCGCCTCCCAGAGAAAGTCATCGCTCAAGCTGATGCAATGAGCAACGGCGGTCTTACCAAGCACGTACTGGAGTTTGAATCTAAATACTTCAGTGAGGATATGGCTGTCCGCAGTAAGGCACAAGGTGCTCTAGCTGTTTCTGCTGGCATCATGACCACCACTTGGGCGATGGTCAATATGGGCGAGCACGACATCACTGGCGGTATGGAGCACACCTACCGTCAAGGTGAAGCAGTTAGAAAACCCTACACCTGGCTGATTAACGGTGAAGAGTACAGCTACCGTTGGTGGCCCATCATTGGTCCTGCTATTGCTTTCCACGCAAACCTGCGGGATATGGATCAACACGGGACAAACCCGATGAGTGATCTTGTTTCGTTTGCTCTGGCAACAACTGCAAACACCATTATGGAAGTGCCTGCTTTGGCAGGTATTGAGCAGCTGTTCAAAGTTGTTAGCAGCACTCAAGATGGAAACGTGAATCGTCTCCAGAAGTTCCTTGCTGATGGTGCAGCCAAAGCTGGTGATCCTTACCTCAACCTCCGTAAGTTCCTCAAGTTTGGCGTTGACCCCCGTAAACCTGCTGATGCACTAGGCCGCTTCAAGCTTCCGTTTACGGAGCGCTTCAAAACTGAGCGGACTGCACAAGGTGAGGATGTTGGTTTTGCTAAGCAAACCGCTCAACAGGTTGGTGATGTTGCCAGTATGGCTGTCAGCATGATCGCTAACTCTTACGAAGACACTCCGTTCACCTTTATTGCAGAAGCAATGATGAACGAGTTCAACGGAGATGAAGATGTTCGTCTGCGGTCTCGTAAATCCATCTGGTACGGCAAACCTGAAGAAACCGTCAAAGCAAACCACGCTGGTATCTTCTGGCCTCTCCAATCTGTGTTTGGTCGGTATATGCCGTTCTCTACCAACCAAAACGACATCGTTAACCGTGAGATGTTGAACAACATGATCTCTCCTCCTGCACCAAATATGTTTGCAGCTGATGGAGTGAAAGCTGTTGATAAGACGGTTCTCAATAACTTTGGGTTCTACCTAAACACTGAGTACACGTTCTACAGCCCACGGTTCAGAAAGACTTACACAGGTGTTAATGAGTACCTGCGTGATGTCATTAAAGATCCTTTGTACCAATCTCTTCCTTCCCTTGATTCTCCTTACGCAATGGGTAACACCTTTAGCGAGAAAGAGTTCAATTGGGACCGTGAGAACAACAGTCGTAGAGCAATGTTGATGAAAGAAGTTAGGGCGCTCTACAGTGGAGCAAAGGAAAAGTTCCTACAAGGAGACCAGCCAAATCAACGATTTAAGGCTCCTGAAAACCTCAAGCAGTACATCAACACCCAACGAGGGATGATTAAGTAATGGCTTTTGCTTCTATCACATATACCAGTGCATCTGGTACCACCTTTGCTCTGACGAATAGTGATGGCAACGCCATTGAATATCTTCGTCAATCTGATATTGCTGTAACCGTCAACGGTACGCTTCAAACGCTTACCACTGATTACACGTTCAACGCAGCTGGGACCTCAATTGTCCTTAACACTGCAGTCAGTAGTGCAACGGTTGTTATTACTCGAACGACCAGCATTACTGACGCCACAGTGAGTTTTACTGCTGGCTCTACGCTGACAGCTCAGGACCTCAACAACTCTGACAGACAGAACCGATTTGCTCTGCAAGAGTTTTCAGATACCTACGGTGCCCTTACTACCGGTACTGGTGATCTAAGCGCTCTTGCTGGTTTCATTGGTAGCGCTGAGACGTGGACTTCTGATAACGCTCACGCAGCAACCACAGGAGCTATTGACGCTCGCATTGACACTGCACTGACGACTGACATCAGCGGTGGTGACGGTGTAACGATTACCACTGACACTCCTGCTGCTGGTCAGGTCCGGGTTGACCTTGATGCTGACATCGCCACTCTGCGGAATATGCAATCTGGAGCGGCCACTGCTCTTGCTGCTCTGACCTCTACGGAACTTGGGATCCTTGACGGGGCTACAGTCACCACTGCAGAGCTGAACACGCTGGATGGAGTTACTGCTACTGCTGCTGAAATTAACGTCCTTGATGGAGTTACTGCAACTACTGCTGAGCTGAACATCCTTGATGGGGTGACGGCTTCTACGGCTGAACTGAATATCCTTGACGGCGTTACTGCCACCGAAACTGAGCTCAACGTCCTCGACGGTATTACTGCTACTACGGCAGAGCTGAACTTTGTTGATGGTGTTACTTCCAACATCCAAAACCAGCTAGACGCTAAGCAGCCACTGGATGCAGAGCTGACTGAGCTGGCTACGATGCCCGCTACAACCGCTTCAGCCCTTGCAGACCTAACTCAAGCTGAGGTGCAAGTTCTTGATGGTGCAACTCTAAACACTGCTGAGCTTAACCAGCTTGATGGCAACAGCCTGACCAACTCTCCGACTTGGACTTCTACTACTGATTACCCGTCAGCAAGCGCAATCAACACCCGCTTTGTCGGGTTGATGGACAGCCTTGGTGGTTTTGTTGCTATTGCTGATGACCAAAGCTTCCCGACCACTAACCCAGATCCTTCTGACAACGCAGGTACTGTCGTCAGTATTGCTGATGCTGGTGGTCTTGTAATTAACGCCTCTGGTGAAAGCACTACTGGTCGGACTACTGGTTCTGATGTCGTAACGATTACTGGTTTCCCTGCAAGCCTCCAAAGCACTACCTTTGCTGCTGGTCTTGGTCTGCAGGTTCAAACCACAACGACTCTGCACACCTACACGTACCACAAGATCATTGCCAAAGAAACTGATGTCATTCAGCTCAGTCAAGACATTGAGGACTTTGGTAACCGCTATCGGGTAGCTGCTACTAACCCCAGCACCGATAACGATGAAGGTGATCTGGTCTACAACACCACTGATGATGTTCTGAGGGTTTTTGACGGTACTAACTGGGTCGCTGCAGCAGCTGCTAACGCCTCTCAAGTAGCGTTTAGTGCTGGCGGTGATATTGCTGCTACTGATGTTCAAGCAGCTATTGATGAACTAGACGACGAAAAAGTACCCCGTACTGCTACTACTGGTGCTGCAGTTGTTCCTGCTGGTACTGAACTTCAAAGACCTACTGGTGTTGCTGGTCACCTCAGATTTAACACTGATACAGATTCTTTCGAAGGTTTTGACGGTACAAGTTGGGGTAACATTGGTGGAGGAGCTTCCGCTGGTGGAGCTATTTACGAGGCATCCCAAACTATTAGTGCCGACTACACTATTACGTCCGGTACAAACGGCCTCAGTGTATCTCCCATCACCGTAAATGCTGGGGTCACCGTCACCATTCCTGCCGGTTCTACCTGGACAATTGTTTAATTATGACAATTCAAATTAACGGAACCTCTGGAATCTCGGGTGTGGATGGCTCTGCCACCACGCCTGCACTTCAGGGGACAGATACAAACACGGGTATTTCGTTTGGTACGGATACGGTCAACGTTGTCACGGGCGGCAGCACTCGCACCACGGTTGACAGCAGCGGGCGGCTGTTGGTTGGTACATCCACGGCACAGGGCAATAACCGCTTGCAGCTTGAAGGCTCCGCATCTGGAGCGTCTGAATGGGCAGGAATCAGCCTGCGTAGAGGCGTTGCTACTGCGTCTTTAACCAGCGGGCAATATTTAGGTGCTATTTCCTTCCAAAGCCAAGGTGGCGCAGAAGGTGGCGTAATAAGAGCACAATGTGATGATAATTGGAGCGCCTCAAGTCATCCCACAAGGCTGACCTTTGAGACAACTGCATCAAGCTCTACTTCTCCGACGGAGCAGATGAGGATTTTGAACAATGGCGCCGTTGCTATGTCAACGGATACGACCTTCACGCAAGAGTCAGGCGCAAAACTAACCGTTCGAAACAATTATAATTATACGATTGCCTGTAAACGAACTGGAACTGGCGGCGAAGGTCAGATTGCGTTTAAGAACGGAAACGGACTTGTCGGAAGCATTACGACCAGTGGATCTGCAACTTCTTTTAACACTTCTTCCGACTACCGCCTAAAAGAAAACATTGTCGATCTCGATGGTGCTATTGATCGTGTCAAACAGTTAGCGCCCAAGCGGTTCAACTTTGTTGTTGACGAAACTGACACTGCTGTTGACGGTTTTCTTGCTCACGAAGCGCAAGCCGTTGTTCCCGAAGCAGTTACTGGCACGCACAACGAGGTTGATGAGGAAGACAATCCCGTCTACCAAGGCATCGACCAATCCAAACTCGTGCCACTGCTGACTGCTGCATTGCAGGAGGCGATAGGCAAAATTGAAGCCTTAGAAACCCGCGTCGCCCAACTCGAAGGAGGCACTAACTAATGACACTTAAAATTAACGGTGCAACTGGTGGCTCCGTCTCTATTGATGCACCAGACAACACAAGTCCTGCGGGAAC